GGTAACGATTCATTGATGAGTCTGTATTATCGTGGGATCCAGACTTATTTAGAACTTGATTATTCTTCGTTCGATCGCTCCATTGGTAATCACCCGACAATTGCTATGTTTGATTTTTTGCATGCGTTGGGTTTTCCAGTTGAATGGATTGACTATTTTTTGAAAGTAATGGGGTCACCTGTTATTTTGAAATCTGGTCGCCAGACCTGGAAACGAAAGTTTCATCATCTAATTGAACCTAGTGGTGATTTTAAGACTAATTTCACTGATGGCATTGTAAACGTAATAATGTTATATGATATATATGTCAATCTTCGTGATTCTAGTTTGGACATTGAAGACGTTCCGTCTTATGTCACTGCTCAATTTGGAATAAAATGTTCTATGGCTAAAGTGACCGTTTGCCCTACGGAGGTTACCTTTTTGAAAGGAACCTTTTATAAAGGCACTGATCGTAAATATTATTGGGCTCCTTTAGTCACCCAGATATTAAATAAAGCTCCGACATCTCGTCGCTCCGCTACCTGGTTTGCTAAGCAATATGCTAAAGCAAAAGGGTTAGATTGGCGCACTGTTGATGGAGGTGCTGTGATGGCTCGTACTATGAGCTTTTATTGCGGCACTAATATCCCAAATATTCCAATAATTAAAGAGTATTTATCACTACTTCGTACGGGTGCTTGTTCACTTGACACTTCTTTGTATATCCAACTCTACGAAAAGGCTCAAAACCCTTACGTAGAGAGAGACAATTTGCATGCCTTTGATTATGACGCTGCTTTTGAACAGATACTAGCTCGTTATAGTCTACGTCCCGATCAATTGCGATTATTGGTTGCAAATATTTCGTCTCTGCGTCGAGACCAATTCCTTTTAACTGGAGTTGGTGCTGCTATGACGTTACAAGATAACATAGATTAAACCAGTAATGGTGGGAGGAGGTAGGGAGAAGGGCTTGACCGGCCCTAAAACAATATTTGTAATGAATGCCAAGAAACAAGCAAAATCAAAACAACAACAACGAACAATCAGAAACCTTTCAACGCAAGTTAAGCAAGCTCGAGCGAAGAATAAACGCTCTAGAGCAAACGATCAAGGAAGAAAAGGGGGTTCTACAAGAACTAATCGATCTCGTAATGCAAATAGCTCCAATGGTGTTAGCCTGGCTATGAGGACATCCAGATCGAAAGTTTCTCGTCAGTTGACTCAAGCTACCCGTGCCAATTCAAAGTATCTTGGAGAAGAAAGCGATACTCCTCTAGTAAGAGAGTTCCAAGATTCAGCATCAATGGGTATCTCTGCTAATTGGGTAGAGACAACAACTCATGGTGGATCACACGTGATAGGCACAGAATATCTTGGACCGTTGACTGTCCGAACCACTGCGGCCCCGTCGCAAACCCAGCCTGGCGAAGTTGTATACCGTCAGCCCATCACACCTTTAGCATTAGCTGGAACGAGATTGAGGATTCTAGCTGAATTATTTCAGCGGTACCGGATGAATCATCTCACTTTACATTATGTCCCCGTTGTGCCGGCCACTGTAGGTGGAGCGTTCTCAATGTTTATGTCTTACGATCCAGACATAGACTTGACTTCGATTTCCACAGGTGACCAACTTCAACGTGTGGTGTTAAGTATGGAAGATGCTGTGATGGTACAAGTATTCGGTGGTGTTTCAATAACGTGGCGCCGGGATTTAGATACTGAGTATTGGACTCGATTAGGAGATTCTTCCGCTCGATTGTCTATTCCCGGTTCTTTCACCGTAATATCTGCTAGTAGCTTTAATGATGCTACTGCTGCTTCCACTGGATCGTTGACAGCTGGTAACATATGGATATCATATGATATAGAATTCTATAACATAGGGTTGTTACTCAGTGATCCTTCGCCGCCACAGACGTTAGCTGGCTTTGCTGGACTATATACTGCATGTTTTGTATTTGAAGGGGTTGGAAATCCTATTCCTGGAGAACCAGTGGTCATACGACAGAGTGCTTTTGTATTTACAGGAGGCGCTCTGGACCCAGGACTCGGCTACATTTGGGAATGCGTAGCTAACCAATTGTGGCGGGAACAAACAGGTGGACTACCACTCGCTTTTCGAACAATCTCTTCAGATCCCGTTCAGATAACTATGGGTACTCCGTTTTATCTTTATCCTTATGTGAGACCCTCGGACGGAATAACATATTTCCAGTTACATACTACGATAACTGGAGCGTTGAATGGGGATGCGGACCTTGTATGGGCGCTTCCAAATGTAGAACCAGAAGTATTTGTAGGTTTTACAGCTAGAGCTGTACCACTTTTATAGTGATATAGCCACTCCGTAGAGTATTATGAATAAATTAGGAGGGATCTTAGTTTTAAAGTGTGTAAGC